ACGCGGTGTAGCAAAGGCACGGCTGGAACTCTTGGCATCAAAGTCGTACAGGTCCTGCTTGGCAAAACTCAAGTAACCCACAACATCCTGATGGATCTTGTTCTTAACTGCCCAGGTCTGGTAGCTGGCAAAGTCCACCTTCATCTCTTGGTGAATAAATCGGTTTGCCAACGGAGTGGGCATACGAAAGGTAACGCCTTTGTCGCTTTCACGATTGCCTGCGGCCACCATAACAACATTGTCCGGCAACCGATATTTGCCGATGCGTCGGTTCAAGATCAACTGATAGGCCGCTGCCTGTGTGGAACCTGCGGCACTGTTCATTTCGTCCAGGAACAAGACCACAATGGGATACTGGCTGGCAGTTTCTTCGTCCGGCAAGTCGATTGGAGGAGCCCAATCCATTTTGCCAATTTCTTTGTTATAGAACGGGATACCACGAATGTCAGTGGGCTCCATTTGTCCCAAACGGCAATCGTACATGATACCGCCCAGTTCTTTAGCAATTTCTTCTACCAGCTCGGATTTACCGATGCCAGGAGGACCCCACAAGAACATGGGACGCTTGACTTTGAATGCTTTGAGCAGGCTTTTACGAGCTTGGGTGGATGTAACTGTACGATTGTCTGACATGGAGTTTCCTTCTAAGTGTTTCAAGTGTTAATTGTAGCAGATTGCAATTTATTGGTCAATGCCGCATGCTTCAGTGTGTTGCCAAAGCAGGCATCATGTGCGGATGGCACTCAAACCTCCAGCCCTGTGTGGCCGGGTAAAGATCGTATAGTTCATTGCATTCACGTCGTATGCCAGCATCCGAGCGATCGCGCCAAACTGTGGTTGAAAACAGTCGTTCGCCTGTTTTGCAACGACGATCTCGTTTGTAGATGTACATGGTGTAGTCTTGGTTCATCACAGGTCCTTGATTAACCGTTTTGCTTGTCCATGATGTAGGTAAACAAGACAAATTTGGCACGGTTCAGCAGTTGGCGCTGATCTTCGATGGTGTTGAAGTCCGGTTGTTCGTAGGCCATCATTTCTTGTGCGTCACTCATCATGCCGGCTACAACCATTGCGGGGCCACTGAATTTGAAAGTGATCGACGATTCTACTGCTTCACGCATGCCAGCCTCGGTCACACCGTACATGCGGACTTCACGCTTTTCTTGCTCGTTTTGAGTAATTATTTCGCCTAATGTATCGTATCTTAAACCCATTTTGAACTCCTTTTTGTTAAACTATGCTATATTATAGCAAAAGGGCAATATTCGGTCAACCAAAATGTCAACTGTATTGTGTGGTATCTTCCATCGCCACGGTCAAGCCCAGTTGTTCCAAGACTTCCCACTCAGGTTTTTCACGCCAGGTTTGAATGTATGCCTCTTTGACGTCGTGGGCCAATGCCCGGGCAAATTTCTTACTCTGCATGATCTTTTGCATCTTGCGAGCGTCAACGATTTCAACGCCTGGCAGATTTTCAAATACTGCCTGCAGTTCTTTTTCCGAGAATTCGATGGTCACTGTGATCTTGTTCATCTCTGGCTCCTTTTTAGTTTCTATACAAGTATTATAGCAAAATGGGAATATTCGGTCAACCTAAGGCTTTTACAAGTCCCAAAAGCCCAATTGCCACACTGACAAGGTTCACAAACATCTGTGGTTTATTTGCAACACGCACAGTCCAGATCAGGAACAAAATAGTCCCAATAAAAAATGTAAGAATGTTGTAAGGATGGGCTGTTGGCCCTACTGCATTGAGGCTATGCCCTGCTACAATAAACACGGCACCTGCCCACTGCAAAATTTCGTTTGTATCTAATTTCTTCATGTTATTATTATAGCAAAATGGGAATTATTGGTCAATCAAAAAAAAGCCCTAGTGTTAGTAGGGCTTTTGTAGTACTTGAGTATTAGTTTTTACATTGTAGGNCCGTTGCCGTTTTTAAACCCTACACTGCCNCCTTCTGCTTCGATGCGTTTGATAACGTCTTCAAACAAGATCGGAGCAAAGTCCGGAGTCTGTTCCACACAGACACAATGGTAACGTGGGTCAATCTCGTCGCTGTACAAGATTTCACCAGTCTTGGCATCTACTCCACGAGCCCGCTTCACGCGGTTTGCATGCAAGTGTCCGTGAATGTTGGTACCAAAACGTCCCAACGATTCTGAGTGTAACGGAATGTGACTCAAGATCATCCCATTCATCACATGGTAGGCACGTAACTCTCGGAAGTAAGTGCGGTACTCGTTATCTGGAAAGATGTCGTGGTTACCGCGAATCAAGACCTTGTCACCGTTCAAACGATGCAAGGTCCTCAACGCTTTGCGGTTGATCACAACATCACCCAAATGGTACACCTTGTCAGTAGGCTTCACCCGTTCGTTCCATGCCTTGATCATGGCTTCGTCCATTTCCTCGGGACTGTCCCATGGGCGAAGTTTTGTAACACCGTCGTTACGTGTGAAGCGACAGACACCAGTGTGACCAAAGTGCGTGTCGCTAACTAAAAATACACTAGGCATATCTTGCTCCTTTCTTATAAAATAGGTTTAAAAGTTTGCCAATCGTCGATGTTTGGCTTTTCATCTGCGTCATAGGTCCAGCCCAGTGCCCGCATCAGGCTGTGTTTGACCAATAAGTTGGGACTACGGAACCGCTCACAGTCATCAAAGCCCATCATCACTCCGACTTCGCACACTGCACCCGATCTACAGATACCGGCCATGCAATGAACAACCACATTCATACGCTGAGCCAAAGCATGCTGGAGCAGTGCTACAATTTCCTCGGCCTGTGCAGGGGTGATTTTTGCGTCGTCAGCAAAGTTATCGTCACGCTCGGCATCCAAGAATTCAAATCGATGCGTTTCTTTAAACGGACGAACCGGCTCGGGCCACCAAGAAGAAGCAGGATCCATGATCTGGATCAGCATGCTGTTTTCGCCAGCCGCATGATGAAATCCGGTAGAGATGTCTGCGGCTGCTACGTTTTCAATCCAAGGCATAGCAATTCTCCATCTAATCAAGTATTATAGCATAAATGGAGAATTTGGTCAACCATTTAGTATCTATAGGTTTCCGGCTTGAAAGGACCTGCAACAGTGACGCCAATGTAGGCGGCCTGTTTTTCAGTCATTGTAGTGAGTTCTGCGCCGATCTGTTCCAGGTGCAGTCGTGCAACTTTTTCATCCAAGTGTTTGGGCAACAGATACAGCTGGCCTGCTTGGTAATGGTCAGTGTTGTTATACAGTTCAATCTGTGCCATCACCTGGTTGGTAAAACTGTTGCTCATTACAAAACTAGGATGTCCGGTGCCGCAGCCGAGATTGACCAAGCGTCCTTCGGCCAACAGGATGATGCGTTTGCCACTGGGGAAAATCACATGGTCCACTTGTGGCTTAATGTTTTCCCATACACAGTCACGAATACCAGCAACATCAATCTCTGTATCAAAGTGACCAATGTTACATACAATGGCATTGTTCTTCATCGCATTCATGTGCTGGCGTGTGATAATGTCAACGTTTCCGGTAGCAGTGACAAAGATGTCAGCCTTGTCTGCGGCATACTCCATGGTGACCACACGGAAGCCTTCCATGGCAGCTTGTAGCGCACAGATAGGATCCGCTTCGGTAACCCAAACCTGCGCACTCAGTGCTCGCAAGGCCTGTGCGGATCCCTTGCCCACATCTCCGTAGCCGGCCACCACTGCAACCTTGCCAGCAATCATAACGTCAGTGGCACGTTTGATAGCATCTACCAAACTCTCTCTGCAACCATAAAGGTTATCAAACTTGGTCTTGGTTACCGAATCATTTACGTTGATGGCCGGCATCCGCAGGGTACCAGCCGCAATGCGTTCCAACAACTTGTGAATGCCTGTGGTGGTTTCTTCTGTGACTCCTTTGATGCCAGGGATGAGATCTGGATGACGATCATGGATATAACCTGTCAAGTCATGACCATCATCTAAAATCATGTTGGGAGTCCAACCATCGGCACTGCGCACAGTCTGCTCGATGCACCACCAGTATTCCTCTTCGGTTTCGCCCTTCCAAGCAAAAACAGGAATGCCTCGTGCAGCCAAAGCAGCCGCGGCTTGGTCTTGTGTTGAAAAAATGTTGCAACTACTCCAGCGCACTGTGGCACCTAGTTCAATCAAGGTTTCAACCAGCACAGCCGTTTGAATGGTCATGTGCAGACTGCCCACAATACGTGCGCCTGCTAATGGTTTTTGTCCTGCGTATTCGCGACGAATGGCCATCAGGCCCGGCATCTCGTGTTCGGCAATTGCAATTTCTTTACGACCCCAACCAGCCAGGCTGATATCTTTTACTTTGTAATCCATGGTTTCCTTAACATTCTATGTCAATATGTCGACCTTTGTCTAAATCTAACCGAAGATTTCGACGCACTCGATCTGCTATGATTTGCTCTACTCTGCGTTTCTCAATGACCTTACTATAATCTTCGGCTCGATTTTTTTCTAATCGTATCTGTTGATTGCGATATTGCTCTAGGTTATATCTTATAACACTTTGTTCAGCTCTTGATATTTGCATATTGGTTTCTTAACGCATTAAAACTGGAGCGGGATAAGAGAATCGAACTCTTGACCGAAGATTGGAAATCTGCTGTTTTGCCATTAAACTAATCCCGCATAAATTCTTGGTGGGTCGTGACGGGCTCGAACCGCCGACAGCCTGCGTGTAAGGCAGGAACTCTACCAACTGAGTTAACGACCCAATTTGTGCTTTGAACAATAGATTATTTAGTACCGGAATTTTGTCTAATACCAATAATCATAAGTCAATTGTACTACAAGTTGATTTTGTTGTCAAGCAGATGGCCACAATTATTTTTGGGTAATTTTTAGAGTTTGTTGGGTTTTGGTCATATCAGCACAGGTGTATTGTTGATAGGAGTCTCGAAGAATATCGGGCATGGGAATAGTGTCAATAGGAACACCAAATTCTTCTGCCACTGCCATGAAACTTCTAGGCTGACCTGTGCCCACATTCCAAATGCCGCTTTCTTTCACATTCAAGAATTTTAAATGAGTGTCCACAATCTGGCTCACTGGAACAAAGTCACGTAGGAATTTATCGCTGCCTTCAAACACTCGAATTCGGCCAGTTTCTTCTGCTTGACGTTTAAACTGTGCGTATGGACTGGCCTGCTTGCCTTTGTGTTCTTCGCCTTCGGGCCCGTACACATTGAAATAACGAAACCCTTGCACTGTGTTACCACCCTGATGTTGTCTATGATAGTATTCACACAGATACTTGCTCCAGGCATACGGAGTGCGTGGATCTAATGGTGCAGTTTCACTAAAGTCAGTGCCCATACCATATAAACTAGCACTGCTGGAATACTGCATGTTGACTCCGTATGTTTTGCAAGCGTCGAACAACTGTCTAGTGAAGTCCACGTTCTGACGCATGATCTTATCCAAGTCACGCTCAGTTGTGCTACTGATGGCACCACAGTGGATGACCCAGTCCTGTTCCATTATCGACGGCAACTGCTCGCCCCATTCATACACAGAAACATCATGCTCGTACGCCTCCAATGCTGTTAGTATGTGGCTGCCAATAAAGCCTTTATGTCCTGTTAATAATATTTTCATTGTAGTATACCTCGCTGTTTACAGCTTTGTCATCAATCCAGATGTCGTATGTGGGCTTGCCCAATTTTAATGTTGTGTATTTTACTTGCCAATTGGCAAATTGTTGCTTGGTGAGTAGGGTCCAGTCAACACCAGAATTGCCGCCTCTTGCTGTCCAATAATGTATTTCATAACCTTGATCAAACAGGTTGTTAAAGTGCTCAATCCTGTCCACAAACGGTTGTGCATTTTGATAATCACCAAATGTGTTGGTGCAGATTGTGCCGTCGATATCCACCAGATATTTCATTTTTGACTGTCGCCCTTGCCCACACGATAGTTGTCTTCTACACTGTCCGGGGTACTAACTTCTATAATGGTACCTGCTTCCACACAAACCAATTGATGCGGCAGCAATGGTCGGTTATGCCATGTGTCTTCGGGATTTAATTCTGCCACATGCACACTTGCATCATCGGTGTCAATGTAGTACACACTGAACTTGCCACTGAGCACATACCAAGACTCGTCTTTTTCTGCATGAAAGTGCATGCTGAATTTTGCACCAGTGTTGAAGTGCATCAACTTGCCACAGTATTTGTCATTGGATGCCCAGATTTCTTCGGAGCCCCATCCTTTGGTTACTTGACCATGTAATCGTGTCATTTAATTTCCTCTAAACGTGGTGCATATACACCCAAATGCTGTACTGTAATTGACGCTGCACGAGTTGCAAACTCTACAGACAGTTTGATATCTGCTGTTATCAAATACTTGTATGCTAGGGCGGCAAGAAAAGTATCGCCAGCACCAGTGACATCACTCACTTCTACAGTAGGGGCAGAGCAGGTGATATCATGATGTATTACACTTGCACCATTGGCACCATGCGTAACAATTAATCCGGAACATTCGCTAGTAATCTTGCTGTATTCTAAATCATTGATCTTTACCCATGCACCTTGCATACGTCCCAAGTCTGCTTTCTTGGTATCTATAAAAATTGGAATACTTAATTCAATCAGTTCTTCAATCAGTTCGTAGCTAACTGTTCCTTTATTGTAATCGCTGACTACAACAGCATCATACACATCGGGTATAGCTGTTTCAAATGTAATAGGAGTTGATTTGATATCGTTGTCTATACGGACAATTTGCTGTTTGCTACGTGTATCGATTAGTCTTGTTTTTGTTGATGTTTCGCCATGTAGATAGTTCGCATCACATCCCAGTGCCATTAGATTATTAAACACATTGCCGGCCATGCCGTCACGAGTTTCAGTGCGAGTGGGAACAAATACAGGAACTGGAGCTTCAGGACTTAGTCTATCTATTGTACCGTATTGGTAAATGTCTTTGCAGTTATCACCTACTAGTAATATCTTGAATTTTTTCTGTGGTTGAGAATCCATGTATTCTTTCAAAAAATATTATTTCTGGTATCACCTGATCACCAACAATGGCACGACCGCGATAGTCAGACCCTTTGACCATTACAGCACATCCTGCAACAATATCAATCAG